GGCCGTCAATTGCGCTTTACAGATATTCGCAGGGCTGACGGCACGATTTACTATATAAAAGCATTAGACACGAGTGGTAATTATAGTGCCAATGCCACCAGTTTTGCGCCTACAATTACTGGCCCATCACCTGTGAGCTCTTTGGCTTTGCTTGCTACTGACAGCCAGATCCAGCTCAGATGGGCGAGTGCCGGTTCTGTTTATCCTGTTTCAACTTATCGCCTGTATGAAGGGGATATGTTCGACACTGCTGTGCCTATTGGTGAATCTAGCGGAACTTTTGAGGTTATTATCCGTGAAGAAACTGGAACCTATACGTTCTGGGTTGAGCCGGTTGACGCTGCGGGTAATGTAGGCGGTGCCGTTAAGGGTGCTATTAGTGTAGATGGTGCGCAAGATTACATACTAAGAACAGATGAGTTTGTTGATTTTAACCAAATGGATACGCTTACTGACATGGCTATTGGCCAAGGCGGCGGCGGACTTGGCTGGGATGATGAAACAGAACTTGACTGGTCTAGCGATACTAGCCCTCGCTGGGATGAAGCGCCAAGCCCTGATTTAATTGGCCCAGTTAATACGACTGAGACTTTCTTGGAGAATATGACTCGCTCAGGGCTAACAAGTAATCATGATCAGTACTGGAATGATGAAACAGGCATCTCATGGGATGATGAAACAGAATTACAATGGAATGACATTGGCGGCGACCCTTACCAAGTAAAACTTGATAACGGCTTCACGCATTTTCTTGATCCGAGCACTAGCACTGGCGTAGCTGAGCGGATTATTGATTTTGGCGCACTAATCCCTAACACTCGAATTACAGTCAATCTTGATTACGAGGACTTACGCTCTGGCGCGATTGTAACAACTGTTTTAAGCACGTCTAGCGATGGCATATCTTGGGACGATTTCCCTGATAACCAGTTCGAGATCACAGCGTCAAATTTTCAATACTTAAAAATCAATATAAATATTGATGCAACCGGCACCAATGGTTTGGTTCGTATTAATTCCATACGCTATAAGTTGGACATAAAACAAAAAACAGACCAAGGGCAGGCGCAGATATTCGCCGCAGATTATGACGCGGGCAATCCAAGCTCTAGCGGCACAGTAGTAGTGCTGAATAAGCCTTTCCTTGATCTTGATTCTGTAGTGGCGACAGCTAAGGCGAATGATGCTAAAATTGTCGTAACTAATTTTGATGATGTAGGCAATCAAGACCGTTTCCGAGCTGTGGCTTTTGACCGCGCAACGGGTAACGCAGTTGATGCTACAATAAGCTGGAATGCACGAGGCTCTTAATGGCAAGTTGGAATGATCCAAGCAATTCTAATCCTGTTCACGTTAATCTATTGCAGGATTTAGCGAACAAGGATACTTATGCCGCCACTATGGGGCAGACTAACCTTGGCGCATACACCGACCTTCCAGACGGCACAATGAACTGGGACAACGGGCAGAAATTGTTGCGCCGAGTGCAATCTGGTACACCAGAGGTAGTAAAAATCAGTCTAGCTGGTGGCGGCACGGGCGCGAGTGATGCTGCGGGTGCAAGAGCTGCTTTTAATGTGCTAGAAGCTGGAACTGGCGCGACTCAATCAAGAACAAATACTCAGAACGATACAAGGTTTGTGCAACAGACTAGATCTGTCAACACAACATCGCCACTTAGTGGCGGCGGCGCATTGAGTGGAAATCTAACGCTAAGCATTCAAGATAGTACAACAAGCCAAAAAGGTGTCGTTCAACTTAATAACACGCTGACTAGCACTAGCACATCTCAGGCTTTGACGGCGGCTCAGGGGAAGGTGTTGAAGGATAGTGCTGATTCTCTTAGCTCTACAGTGAGCAGCAACTACGGCGCATTATATAATTTATTCTCAAGACTTTCTTTTAGTTTTAAAGCTGGGTTTACTGGCTCAACCTATAACCCTACTTCACTTACTGGTGATCAAACCTACTGGAACATTCAAAATTCAACAGTGACAAGAATTAGTACTGGTATTATAAGAATATACTTACCAGCCGCAGTTTCTGATTACTCAGTTCAGGCCACAGTGATAGACTCAGTAGGTTACACTGCTACCGTTAGCGGAATATCATCTAGTCAGTTTGATGTTTATATAAGAAACTCGACGACAGGCGCGCTAACTGACCAGGATGCCTTTATAACAATTACAGAAGCGAACGTTCTAGGATAAAAAAATGCCATACCAACTAATAGACACAGTAACCCCAGACGTCGGCGCCAAAGCTGGCGCTGATAAGATCAATAACAACGCAATACAAGCACAGTACCAAGGGGGTTACTTTACCGTTGGCGGAACTGCTAATGCGATTACACTAACAAGTGCGACAGGTGCGCCGTCTGGCTATGCTACAGGGCAAGAATTCTGCTTTCGTGCTAATGCCACTAATACAGGTGTTACTACTGTTAATGTTGACGGATTAGGCATTAAAACGATCAAGACGCTTTCTGGAGCTGATTTACCAGCTGGGTACTTATCAACTTCTGCTGACACTTGCCTTCGATATGACGGCGTTAATATGGTGGCAAATGTTAGTACGGGGGCGCTTGCGGATCAGGTGCCGCTAAATAGCAACCTAGGGACGGCAGCAACTAAAAACACAGGGACGGCATCTGGGCAGGTTCCGACCGCTGACGAGCTTGGTGTAGTAGGGAATACAAACTACCACAGTGGCAATTTAAACCTATACACTTTCGGCGGATTATCGGCAAACGATGATATAGCGAGGGGTAACTCAACTTCTTCAACTACCGCCGCATTTTATCTTCCGATATCAGCATACAGCGCGCCTTCAAGTATTACAGTTAACGGAACTTTTTCAGTGGTAAGTCCTACCGCTACCGTATCAACTGGAATAGGCTCCATCTCAATGGCTGGATCATCAAACAACAAGATGGTTGTCATTACGATGGGCATAACCGGAGGCACTGCTGGTGAAAACCTATCTCTTAGAACGGAATCTTCTTCTTCTTCTATTGTAGTTAATTTTTAATGGCTAACCTACTCCGCATCCTAGAATGGACAGCCATCGTGCTGTTCGTTCTGCTTGCGGGGTGTGCAATGGCTTTTTGGCTGATTGGTGCTAAGACAGAACAGCTACGGCGAGCGCTACAAGTCCGGAAGAAAACAAGCCGCCCGCCCAAAAAACGCCCTTCCAGTATGTTTCGCGCTTTGCGTCACTCTTTTCTAACTCGCTTATTCTAGGTTCGATTGATACCATTATTTTGTTTATTGAGTCGGCTAAATATCTGGTGCTGACTGAATTCTCCGTTGTTTCTCTTTGCATGACCATCATGGCATCTAGCATTTTTGAAATATCACCCTTGATAGGATCTATGTGTTCTTTTAATTGCGAGTGTGTCACGTGTTCGCCAGCCATTGGTTTGCCTTAAAGAATGGTGTATATTGTACTAGCGATTATAACTTAAACAATTAGGCAATGGTATGGATGTGATATGGAACTACATTTAAAACGAATAGGCGGGAATGACGATACCACTATTGGGGCGCTGTATATTGGCGATGGAGTAAGCAAATACCTATTTAGCTTCACTATCGAAGATGAGCGACGATTTAATAAGGTATCAGGAGATACGCGCATCCCAGCCGGTCACTATAAGATTGAGCTAAACCACTGCGGCGGCATGAATAAGAAATACGAGAAATACCCATGGCACCAAGGTATGTTAGAATTGCAGGAGGTGCCGGATTTTGAGTATATCTATATCCACCCTGGCAATGACGACGATGACACGGAAGGCTGCATATTGCCTAACTACAAAGCCGATTTAGCAGGCATGCGCGGTGAAAATAGCTTTGAATGCTACAAAGACCTTTATCTGGAAGTTGTAGCAGCAATGAAAGACGACGAAGACGTTTATATCACAATCACAGACGAGGAATTCTAATGGAAAAGAAATGGTACCAATCTAAAGCAGTATGGGGCGGCCTAATCGCAGTAGCGGCGGCAATCGCTGGCGCTTTCGGATATGCAGTAAGCCCAGAAGACCAATCTAGCCTAGTAGACGCTATCGTGGCAATCGGCGGCGGCGTTGGTGGTGTGCTTGCTGTGTATGGTCGTGTCAAAGCGGAAGCATACATCAAGAAATGAACACCCTAGCCCGCCTAGTCTTTGAACTGCTCTCAATATGGGAGCGGTACAAGGCTGATCAGAAAAGGATAAAACGTGATGAAGCTATTAAAAAAGCTCGCAAAGATCCCGCTGATGCTTTCAATGATCACTTTGGCGGGCTGTCTGACGATGCCACAAAAGCCGATCAAACCGATAAAGCCGAACATTAGGGCCGACTACCAAATAGAAAACGTCTGCTTTTCGAGGGCAGACGCTTCAAGCTTGTTTCAATACATCATCGAGCTAGAATCTGGCTACGAGTGATAAACCCAGGCCTTTCGTGTCTTCATATCCGCACCAGTCTGATTTTTTGCCGTAGTAATCGTTCATTGACGCTTTAACTGAATATTTGCTATTAATTTTATATTGAATAGCTAATCCGTAACCCGTGCCAGTGTCTGCTTTTGGTTCGCCGTTTACTACTTCCTTGTATTCTGTATATGTAAAAGATGGAATAAAGGATATATTTTTTGTTACTTTTAATTCATAAAAAGCACTCATAACCCAGAAATCCCTTAGCTTAACTGTAGCAACTTGCTCGCTTTGTGTGTCCGATTGACCGGCTAAGGCGCTGAATCCAATGCCGTTTTTAAATAAGTATGATCCGCCGACTTGGTTTAGTGTGAAATTAAAGCTTCCCTTATCACCCCAATTCATAGCAACCTTGGAGGCCTTAGACTCCAGCTGCCATTCAGCATGGGATATGCTTGAAATAAGTAATAGTGAGATAAGTAATGTTTTCATTTGTTACGCTCCGTGTGTTTGTGTAACTAAATATACACCACACAGGAGCGATAACAAGTTGAAGTTTTCGATAGGTTTGTCGGGTTATTTATCGGCTAGGGCGATCAATACTAGGCACTCGCCGATGGCGCGGAGTGGGTTGTTGTTTTCTGCATCGTTATCCATGTAGATTGCAAAACCATCGCCGGCCTGAATATCTGTACCTGCCCAGAATTTTCCGTGGTTATCTTTTATTACTGTAATGCCATATTTAAATGCCAATGGCATAGTTAGGTTGTAGTCTTCTAAGTAGTCATAGCCCATGTATTCATCGTAGTAACCATTGTAGTTACTTTTATCAGGATAGAGCCAAATAATAGCTCTATTCAGCTCATTGTCACTTAGCGAGCTTACTTGTTCTGGTGTCATTTCAATCTCTCCAACTCTTCACGCGTCATCTTCACGCCGTTAATGTAATACGTCCATTTGCCGTTTATGCGGGCGGCTTTCATAATTTAACTAACTCCATAGAATAGTCATTATCATTCTTTATGTTATGTCCATTTAGTTTTATCAGCTTGTTATTCTTAAATGGCCTGTAGTCAACGTGATGGTGCCACCTATTAAACCTCCACACAACACTAGCAACGTCTGGATGTAGATCAGCAAGCATCTTAGATTTTGGTAGCGTACCCTCCTTACTGTAAAACTCCTTAGTGTTTCCTCCTTTCATTCTTTGAGTTGTTACTTTCCCGCATAAAAAAGCATTAAATTGTATTGTACATAGTCCATCCTTTAGCACTCTCAGGGATAAGTCTGTATCCTCGTTATACCTACCTCTCCACCTGTATCCTGAATTATTATCAATCAATAAGCATGAATAGATTCTAGTATTTAAAACAAATGGCGGAACCTTGTCAGTTTTCTTACAAAAAGAATAATAATTTAACCCTGCAACAGGCACGTTTGAGTATCTATCGACAAAATCCTCTGCTGCGAGCAATGTGGCTCCTGTTTCCACCTCGTATTTTTCGTTATTAGTTAGGCGATGAAACGCATCTAAATTGTCGTCCATCACCCAATGGCGATTAAACCCCATGGCCAGCGAGTGGTCTA